ATACAGCACGTTCTTGGATGCAACTCAATCAACATGGATGATTACGAGAAAAGCTTCTTCATGAGGGCGGTGTCTATGATATGGGATTACCTCTGTTACTTGGAAGGACCTAAGACAGTACCATTTGAATACGAAGTGGCTGATATCGTTACACCGAGTGTTAGTAGGAGGAAAAGTGTTTTATATAGGATAACTGAAGGATTCTGTAGGGTTGTGAGTAAGGGCGCGAATAGTCTTAGCTTTGGTAATATTAAAGCTTTAAAGCGGGTGGGTGTGCCCGGGTACGGTGTGGATGGGGTTATGACGGGAAAACGGCCCATCCATCTCAATTACACTGTAACTACACCACTGACCTTTGGAACTCATTTTACAAAGTATGGATTGTTGAAGAACTTTTCGACCACCTTTTGAAGGATATACCTCTTTTTTTACCTACCGGTTCTCATGAATCCCAAGCTGTTTTCGCTTGGTTGGCCTCACGATTAGGTGAGACTGTACTCAAGTATTACAAATCAGATGGGAGAGACGATCGTATGTTAAGGGGAAATAACAGGTTGATGGTCGCCAACACTATATTGGCTGTTACGCAACACTTAGTTGTGGAGTTCCAGCGGGCATCATGTGCCCTGCATCACACCTCCAGATCGTCAGTCGTACTGGCATCGGCCAAATAGGTCATGGCCGTCAAGCTATCATGCTTGTGGGGGGTTGAGAGGATGGTGTTTTCCCAACACCATCCTCGCTACACCGGTTTGTACTTTACCGGTATGGCTAATCAGGTTCATTTTAATTTACCTGATGATCATAAATACAAAAGAACATGGACGTTTAACAAGGCTTACACTGTCACGAAAGGTCATAAGTATTTTGACCAGGAAACCGGAGTGTTGGATTTTGGAACGTATACGGATAATATGAAGAAAAGACGTAGCTTGAGATACGATACGGTTTTTGGTTGGGCCTTTGCCCATTCGGGAATTATATACGCCAACTCAGACAATAACATATCAGAAGGATTAGCTAGACACCACAAGGTCAAGTTGATGGAAAGTTCTTCCGACCAAGACGAGGTTGGGAATTTGACGTCCTTAATCCCTGAGGTCCTGGCGGCCGATGGTTTTTGTTTTGAGACCGCGCTCCGAGATAATCAAAAGAAGTATTGTGAGGCCTACGGGGATGAATTTGTTAGTGCAGTGAAGAGGGAGTTGGGAGAGCATTTCTACGCCTACACCATAGCTGAAGCCAGTTACTTGTTAACGCTGGAGAAGCACAAGAAACAAAAACTTCGAGCTGATGGCTATTCCGACATTGAGTTGGAAGGGTTGCTAAGGAAGTATACTTACATGTTACGATGTGAATGGAAGCTTAAGATAGAAATCGCAAAGTACAACAAGCCCCCGCGGATTATTGTAGACGAAAGTGTAGTTGGGTCGTTACCCCGTGTACACTTTGCTAACTCGTGGAAAAGATGGACTAAGGATAGGGTCGTTAATTTCGGATGTGTATCAGTTTGTTATATGGGTTCTTCGGACTACAAGTCGGTTTTGGCTATATTCGAAAAACTCCAATGGTACACCGATAAAATCGAAATTGTCAACAATTCTGATGATGCCATTATACATTGGTCGGCTAGTGGATTGCACTATATATACAATCTGGATCTCGCATCTAACGACAGTTCTCACTCTTTCCATACTTTTTCCTTATATTCCAGATATTCAAATATGCCTTACGATCAGAAAAGAAACTTATTCGAGACGTTGAGAATGCCTATCAGGATCTTCAATCACGACAAGACTAGACATATAGAAATGCGCACGGAAGAAGGCTACATGCCTTCCGGAATTGGGGACACAACCTGCGGAAACAACGGAGCGTGGAAACTAATCGCTTACTCTTTACAACAGCTTTTAGATGCGGGGCATACGATGAGTATTGCCTTGGTCACTTTGGCCAGTTTTAGGGTAGGTTTTCGAGTTTCTTACCAGAAAGTTGAAAAGCTGGGAGATGCTCAATTCCTAAAACAATCACCCTTTCTTTTAGAAGGGAAGTTGTGCCATTCGTTGAATCTTGGAGTCATTTTAAGGTTTAGTGGGAGGACTAAAGGCGATATGCCTGATATACCCTACCCTGAATACGCCGTGACTAAAAGGGCCAAAGCCGCCTATTTGCAAACCTTATTAACTTATGGTTTTTTCAAATATAACAGGTATGGGCCAGTGCAAACACGATTATGCCCCTTCTTTGAGGAGGTGAACAAAAGTGAGAAGAAGCACGCAAAAGTTTTAGACGAGTACGGGCACCGCATACTTCGTGAACAGATAGAGTCATTTTCTAATCCTACTGATCGACCCATATTATATCACACGACCGAGTCATTCTATTCCCGATATAATTTAGCGTTAACTGATATCGCTGAATTCGAGTCATTACTCGAGGGTTTAGATTTCGGACTTACAATATGGTGTAAGTTGGTAGACATAGTTTTGAAAGCAGATTACGGCTTAAAATGGTAATCAGCTACGTGAGATCTCGCTGTTGAGTCAGCTAGCAGCACCATTGCTG